ACTCTTACTGAATTTCCATTTTGTCTTAACATACTAAATTTCTTTCTGAAGTTCTCTGCTGAAGCTGCTGCTATTTTTCTTCCTCTTATTACATTGGCTCTTTTCTTTCTGTTGTTTGGTAATCTGCCTTTGATTCGTGGTTTTCTCTTTCTAGTTTTGATTTTTGGTTTATTATTTTGTTTATTATTATTATTAGCGTTCATATTTTAAAAATTTATTACGCCCACAAGGGTTTTTAGCTCTTCAGTATCAAATTCGGCATTAATTTGTTCATTTATATAATCTACTTCCTCTTTAGATCTTGCATCATATCTTTGATTCTCTCTAGCTTTAACATTTTCCCAATAATCACTGTATATTAAATTTTCAAATTTGCTTCTTGATTTTATTTCATACAATTCCATTAATAGTTTGTTTATATCCATTTTACTTGTGAAATCTATAACTTTTTCATTTCTCCTTTTCTTTTTAGCTAACATCCTTTCATAAGTTTTAATTTTCTTCTCTGGTTCTTTTGAATATTTAAGTAATTGATAAGCGTGATCTCTACATGCTTGTGCCATTATTTCAAATTCCTCTATACCTGGATAATTCATTTCATAATCAACTGCTTGTTGTATCAAATATTTAGCCTTATTTATATAGGACATAGATTTGGTTTTAATTGAGTACTGACTAATTGTATATAATTTGGCTGGGTTTCGTGTTAATGTAACTTTGGTTGAATCTAATTTATCTGTATACCATGATCTAAGTGAACAAAATTTGAATGAATCTGCTGCTCCTATATCTAAAAATTTACATATTTGTCCTAATTTGCCTACTCTAGTATCTAGTATTTTGAAATTTCCTTCTGGCTTACTTAAGAAATAAGTATCATATATCTGTCTTATTAAATCATTGTCTATTGATTCTTTATATAGTACTGAAAAATCATCACCTTTTGAAAATACTATGAAATCTTGACCATATTTTAATCCAAACTGTTCATTAGCATAACGATTATACATTGCCATTCTTATTGTATTAGCTAATGTTGTATCTGAATCTCCTGAAAATACTGTGCCCAGCACTTTGTAAGTCATATATGTATATTTATTGTTATTTTGTGTATATTTTACATCCATTGTTTTATAGTGTAAGTTACTTATAAGTTCAAATTCTTCTTTAGGTACATGATAAATTCTGTTCTTAATTCTATTGTATATATATCTATCTAATCCTTTTAATAGTACATCTTGTGAATTATCAAATGCTGATCCATCTCCTTCAACTACTTTTGTAAATCCTTGTTCTAAATATTTCATTATGTCTTGAGCCATTTCTGTTAGATTCTTTCCTCCGCAATATCCTTTCAGTTTCTGAGTGCATATTTCTTCTAATTGCCAACATACAGGTCCCATAGTATATTTAATTCTCTGAGGTATTGAGCACACCATTCGAGGTTTTCCATCTGCTGCTTGTAATTCTGCTTTTACTATTGCCTCATAATGTAAGTTAAGTACCTGTTTTTGTTTTCTAGCTGGTAAATCAAAGAATTTTTCTCTGTGGTGGTGGTAATTATCTATATCTTCAATTAATAGTTGTTTGGGTGCTGATAAATGATTGTACCATTGATTATAGTTATAACTAAATGTATCTAAATCTGCTCCTATTTCCTCTTCAATTTTTGTGGTGGCCCAATTAATGAAATCCTTTGCTATTTTTGTGGATGGACATGGTGCAGTTTTCATCTGTCTTTTAGCTGCTGCAAATAATGTTTGTTTATTCTTCCCATACATCATAACATCTTTTGTTTCATCATGTATTTTTGTTCCTATTATCTTCTCAAATCCTATTTTCTTTGGTGTATAATCTGGTATACTTGCTACAGGTATGTCATTGATTGTATGAAACCAGTGTTTTAGTTCTCTTGGTAATTTCATTTCTTCAATATATTGATAAACTTCAGGGTGAACTTTGTGAGACAATTGCATTAAATCTTTATCCTTTATATCTATTAATAATCTGGGAAATCCATATGTTGGTGTTCTATAAAAGTATAAATCATCTTCCATTAGTAATTTCTTTTCCACTAGTTTAGTTAATAATATAAAATCTTCATCTGGTAATAATCTCTTTTCCAATTTTATTAATCCTGGGTGTGTATTGTGTATATAGGCTAATTTTGAATTAATACAACAAGTGTTATTAGGTCTTGCATGTTCCTCAATATTATCTGATAAATAAGTGAAGTCACATTTCTTAGTTAAGGGTGCATTGTATATATTAGAGCTTTGATTTGGGCATGGGCTCTTTACCATGCATTGATCTTTTTGCTGTTTATTTAGTTGTTGCTGCCTTGTGGGCGAGATTGAAAAGGGTATTGTGAGTTAGTTTCAGCTTGTTCATTTACATTAGTTGTATATATATGGAATAATGCTTCTTTAATTTTTTGCCATATTGTTAATTTTTGTGTTTCATATTTCTCTATCTTAAATTCTCCTCCTTTTACACTATTAAGAGTTCCTACTAAAGAAGAACTTAGTAATTTGCTTAAATTGGTTTCAGTTTTTAGAGTTTGATCTATGACTTCTGCTAATAAAGGAATTACCTGATTAGGGATATTATATTTTGGTTCTTGTGTGTTTATGTATGTAATTAATGCTTTTAAGTTTTTAGCATCTAATTTATCCATCAATGTCATTTTATTTACTAATTTATTTATTAATTCAGGTGAAACTGCTGCTTTGATCTCTGCTATTTGTCTTG